TAATTTTCTCGATCAGGGTGGATTAGGCTCGCGACCCGAGAATGACACAAGGAAGAAATAGTGATGAAGATTACGACCGGAAAATTAAAAAAGATTATTAAAGAAGAGATAACTGCAGCCCTTGAAGGTCACTATCACGACATGGGCGGCGAAGATGAAATATATGATGCAATTGCTGCCGGCACGGAAGAGCACACTGCAGTTCAAAAGATAGAGTCAGCTTATCACGATCTAGAAGATGTGTTTGAAACATTAGAGCAACCAGAGCACCGGGACTTAGCCGCACAGGTTGTCAGTAGATTGCAGACTCTTATGGATGTTATGGAATACCCAGAGGACTATAGAGAATAGATGTTGCATGAGTTTTCAATTAGACAAAAAACAACAAGTTAAAGAGATTGTTAAATGCGGGAGAGATCCCGCTTATTTTCTTAAAAACTATGCTAGAATATCGCATCCTCTGCACGGGCTAATTCCATTTGACACTTATGACTTTCAGGATGACTTGCTGCAAGATTTCAACGATTATCGGTTTAACGTCATCCTCAAGGCGCGCCAACTTGGGATTTCAACAATTACTGCTGGCTATATTGTGTGGATGATGCTGTTTCATCGAGATAAGGCAATATTGGTAATGGCAACTAAATTCGCAACAGCCGGCAACTTGGTTAAAAAAGTTAAAAGTATCATGCGCCACCTCCCACCCTGGATAAAGATTTCAGAAATTTCAGTAGATAATCGCACGTCTTTTGAGCTTTCCAACGGATCCTCAATTAAGGCCGCATCTACCTCTGGTGATGCCGGCCGCTCTGAGGCACTGTCTTTGCTTGTACTGGACGAGGCCGGCCACATTGAAGGCTTGGAGGAACTATGGACAGGCCTATACCCAACGCTGTCAACTGGCGGTCGTTGCATTGCTTTGTCTACCCCAAACGGCGTTGGCAACTGGTTTCATAAGACATGCACAGATGCAGAAGCTGGATCCAATAATTTTAACTTAACTACACTTATGTGGGATGTTCACCCAGACCGCGATGAAGAATGGTACAAGAAAGAAACCAAGAACATGTCGAAGCGACAAATTGCGCAAGAACTTGCGTGCAATTTCAATACTTCTGGCGAGACTGTCATTGATCCAGATGACATGGAGTGGCTTTTAAAGAATACCCGCGAGCCAAAATACAGAACAGGTTTTGATCGTAATTTTTGGATTTGGGAAGAATATGATCCAACATGTAATTATCTAATGGTTGCCGACGTAGCCCGCGGAGATGGCGCTGATAATTCTGCATTTCATATTGTAAAATTGGAAACTCTGGAAATTATCGCGGAATACCAAGGCAAACCAACACTTGATATGTACGCAAACATGCTTAATCAAGTTGGTAGGGAATTTGGTAACGCCATGCTTGTTGTCGAAAATAACAACATAGGCTACTCGGTGTTGGACAAGTTAGTTGATTATGCTTATCCAAATATTTACTTCTCTATAAAATCCAGCCACGAGTATATCGAACAGTATCAGGCAGAAAACATGACATCCGCTGTCGCCGGCTTTACTACAACTATGAAGACTCGACCTCTTATAGTGGCGAAATTGGAAGAGTTTATCAGAAATAAACTAATTAAGATACATTCCTCTCGAACTATTAACGAGATGAAGACTTTTATTTGGAGAAACGGAAAGCCCCAAGCGATGAAAGGATACAATGATGACCTCATTATGGCCTTAGCGATTGCTTGTTGGGTGAGAGACACAGCATTGCAAGCTAACGCGAGAGACTTGAACTATCAAAAAGCTTTTGTCGACGCAATCATAACAAGCAGAACAACCATGAACACACAAGTTAAAGGACAAATAGGCTACAAAAAAGATAATATTCTTGATAAAATAGATGAAGCTAAAAATACCTATGACGAATTCATGTGGATCATAAAGTGAGATTATAAATGGCACCAAAAAACCCAAGACAAGGAAAAAACCCAGTTAACAGGCAGTCTGAATTATTCAAGGCGCTTACAAGGCTGTTCTCTGGTCCGATTATCAATTACCGCTCCCAATCGGGAAGAAGAATTAGACGCCAACATTTGGACAAATTCTCTTCTAGATTCAGAAATCCATCTGGCCAGCAGTTCAAAAAGCAGAGTTATAATCCGCTAGACAATATTGCAGCCAATGCAATCGCAAATCAGCGACGTTCCGAGCGCTATGTTGATTTTGATCAGATGGAGTATATGCCGGAGATTGCTTCTTCGCTGGATATTTATGCAGATGAAATGACAACATTTTCAGATCTTCGGCCCATGCTTAATATTAAGTGTTCGAACGAAGAGATTAAAGCAGTGCTAGAGTTGCTTTATTCTAACGTGCTTAATGTTGAATATAATTTATTTGGTTGGTGCCGTACACTATGCAAGTATGGAGACTTTATATTGTATTTAGACATCGACGACAAGCACGGGGTTCAGTCTTCAATATCGTTGCCGATCCAGGAGGTCGAGCGTCTTGAGGGGTTAGACTCAACCAATCCTAACTATGTCCAGTATCAGTGGAACTCTGCTGGGATGACATTTGAAAACTGGCAAGTCGCTCATTTTCGTGTTTTAGGTAATGATAAGTACTCCCCATACGGTACTTCAGTATTAGAAGCCGCCAGAAGAATCTGGAGGCAACTTACGCTCATGGAAGACGCGATGATGGCTTATCGTGTTATCAGATCCTCCGAACGTCGCGTGTTCAAAATTGATGTCGGAGCGATACCCCCCCAAGACGTCGAACAGTATATGCAGAAAATCGTGTCGCAACTTAAAAGGCACACGGTTATTGATCCAGATTCCGGCCGAGTTGACTTGCGCTATAATCCAATGTCTATTGAAGAGGACTATTTTCTTCCCGTTCGGGCCGGCTCGCAAACTGATATTGTAAGCCTTGCGGGCGCACAAAACATCACAGCTATTGACGACATCAAGTATCTTCGTGACAAGCTGTTTTCCGCGCTTAAGGTACCACAGTCATATCTTACAATGGGCGAGGGTGCTATGGAAGACAAGACCACTCTTGCACAAAAGGATGTTCGTTTTGCAAGAACCATTCAGAGATTGCAACGAACAGTAATTCATGAGCTTGAGAAGGTCGGCATCATTCATCTTTATACTCTTGGATTCCGCGGAGACGACTTAATTAACTTTAAACTTTCCTTGAATAATCCATCAAAAATTGCAGAGATGCAAGAGATTGAGCACTGGAAGACTAAGTTCGACATTGCGGCAGCTGCCACGGAAGGTTACTTCTCACGTCGTTGGGTCGCTGAAAATATTTTTGGCATCTCTCACGAAGACTTCGTGCGCAACCAACGCGAGATGTTCTACGATCGCAAACAGGATGCTTCCCTGCAACAAGTGGCAGAACAGGCTGCAGCCGGCGAAACTGCCGGCCTGGGCGGCGACCTAGGCGGCGATCTCGGCGGAGATCTTGGCGGCGACTTGGGCGGAGATCTTGATTTGGGTGACGAAGGCGCCGAAGAGCCCGCCCCGGAAGATGAGTCGGCGCTACTAACTGCTCCGCCTGGTTCCAGGTTTGCCCCGAGGCTTACTCCGGGCTCGAAAGGAAAGGTTTATAAACCAAAGAGTGTCGACCGCCGCGATGCCGGCGCCCGGCAGCGTTCTAACGCGTCACAATACAATTCTGAAAAGTCGAAAAACACGCTTAGAACAACGTTCCCCGGCTACGCAGATGGCCTGAAGAGTTTATCGAAAGCATTTGTACCAACTTCAGAAAGTATTTATCCAACTGAGCAACCTACTTACTCTTTGAGTGAGCAACAAGAGGAAAGCAATCTTATTGCGATAAATGAGACAATTACAGATTTGATTAAGGGACTGGAATCCAAAGACAAAGATCTTATAACGGAGCAAGGCAATGAAAACTAGACACAACAAAAAAAGAAATACAGCTTTTGTTTATGAGGCCCTGATTAAAGAAGCGACAAACGCAATTATTAAGAGCGATGTAGAAAGAAAGGACAAAGTAGTTAAAATTATAAAACAATATTTTGAGCCATTTTCTGATCTCAAGAAAGATTTAGATTGTTATCGTTCTTTGTATGAAACTCGTGGGACTGCAAAAGAAACAAGCGAAAAGATAATGAGAGAAGTCAAATTATCCAAGAGAATCATTGACCCGCAAGGCCTGTTCAAACAACAAACTAAGCTAATAAAGGACATTAACAGAGATCTGGGCCCAGACACCTTTAATAATTTTGTTCCAAATTATAAGACCTTGGCAACAATATTCCAGATGTTTAACGACTCTTCCCCCAAACAGCAGATAATGCTTGAGAACCAAATGATAAGTTTTATGGTTTCGGAAGAACAACAAGAAGAAGATATGGTTCCAATTGATAATATTGTTTACAAATCATTTGTTAAGAAATTTAATGAAAAATATGGAGATGATTTACTAAAAGAACAAAAAGAGCTTTTAACACACTATATTACTTCTTTTGTTGACAACTCTATTGAATTAAAAATGTTTTTAAACGAAGAAATTGGCAGGCTAAAGAATAGCTTACAAAAAGCTAAAGAAACCGAAGAAATTAAATCAGATAAATCTATGTTGGAAAAAACTGATGATGTTATTTCTAAGCTTGATAGTTATTCCAAAGAGGCAATCAACGAATCGGTGCTATTGACCGTCCTTAAGACTCAAAAATTAGTGAAGGAAATATATTCTGATGTCAGTGTTAGTTAGATTAATATCAAAAAACGAGCCCATTAAGATTAAAGTCGGCGCCGCAGCAAGAAAGCCAATTCCGACAATAAGACTGGAGCTTAAAATAAGAAAAAGCATTAATGGTGATTTGATGATTTTTGATCATGCCGATATTGATATTATACTTTCATCAAAAAACAATAAAATTACGGCATTCCCGAAAGAAACTATGACCGACATGGTATACGGTGCTCAAAATCGGCTCTTCTCGTTTTTGAGAAAGAAGGGAATTGTTGTTGCCGAGTCAATTCAGGGCGGATCTTTCCATGGCGCCATCGAAGGGATGCTTGAGGAATCCTATAGTGATAAAATAAATTCTACTAAAATGGCTTTATTAAATATTTCTAAATTTATTGACGAAGAGCGCCCCTACTTTGAGCACCTCGAGGCTCACATAGCCGGCACCGAAGACGAATTGTTGGAGCCAGATAAGGCAGATTCGACGGAGCTTGGAGACGTCCCAGAGAAAGTCAAACAAGGTTCAATCCGCCCCGGATATTTGAGAGATCCGTATTCGTTCTCTTACATGTTTACAATGTGAGTTATCATGAAACTAATACTAGAAAAATGGGATTCGTACCTAAGAGAAGTCACCATTGAGAAGAAACAAGCCCCTATGACGTGGGCTCAGCTTGATCTGATAACAAAAGCCGCGGCCCTCAAAGCGCAAGGAAAATTGGACAAAGAGCACGAAGGGAAGCTGATGACGCAGCTGGCGGATGTGGGTGCTGAGCTTGTCGCAGCCCTGATTCAAGATATGGTACCGTTTGCATCAACCGCCAAGACGGTAGGGGTTGCCATTGGCAAGCTGTGGGGTGCTTATGCCCAAGAGCCCGACAAGGTGACGGCTGATAACCCTGTGCTTGCAGCGTTTAATTTAAGTGATGGATTTCAAGAGCTGATCGATGACCGTCTAGAAGCCGAGTTTATAAAAGAGAAAATGCCAGAAATCGAACAAATGGCGCAATCAGCCCCAAATACGCCTATTCCCAACATGGACGAGGTCATTAAACAATGGCTCGCAGACAGAAAGATCGGAGGCTCCACAGGGAACACAGTTAACAGATTAACCGCAGGAGAATAATGGAATTATTAACATTTATATTGTGCGCTTACGGGCTCACACAAATTATAGTATACGGTAAGCTATTCAACAAAATACGGCCGGCCAAGGGAAGGCTCGGAGACCTATTTAAATGCCCAATGTGCATGGGATTCCACGTAGGCTGGCTTTTAATGCTACTTTCGCCGTTTACAGAACTATTTAGCTATGACGTAACTGTTGCAAATTTCTTTCTTTTAGGTTGGTTGTCATCGGGCACGTCATACGTTTTAAATATGGTTTTTGGAGATGAAGGAATTAAACATGAACACAAACATCTGGACACAAAAGTGGATGCTGCAGCCAGTGAGACACTGCTGTAAGGGATCTTAACTATGGGAAAGGTCCTTTTAAGAGAATATTTTGAGCTTTGCGACGGTGGCGTTTGTCAAGATTTGCTCACCGAAGCAGAAAAGAGATTTGTCGCAGAAGGCGGCATGATTTTGTCTGGCATTATGCAAAAGGCTGATACACGCAATGGCAATGGCCGCGTCTATCCCGCGAGAGTTCTAATGAGAGAGGTTGAGACTTACAAGAAGCTAGTAAAAGAACGCCGTGCTTTGGGCGAATTAGATCATCCCGACGATTCTGTTATTAATCTTAGGAACGCATCACACATGGTGACGGACATATGGACCAAAGGCACCGATGTAATGGGCAAAGTTCAGGTTTTAAACACCCCCTCCGGAAACATCTTAAGGTCTCTGGTTGAATCCGGCGTTAAGCTTGGCATTTCATCGAGAGGAATGGGTTCCGTCTCGGAAAGCAACGGACAAACTATGGTCGAGGATGATTTTCAATTAATTTGTTTTGATTTTGTTTCTGAACCGTCCACGCCTGGCGCCTTCATGATGAAGGAAGCAAAAGAGCTGAGTGATCCGAATATTTTTACAAAGGCGGACAAGATCAATCGTCTTCTTAACGAGGTTTTAGATGAAAAAGAGTGAATTAAGAAATTTGCTTAAGCCTCTTATAAAAGAGTGTATAAATGAGGTTTTATTAGAAGAGGGCGTTTTGTCCAAGGTTGTTTCAGAGGTTGTTGTGGGGATGTCCTCCCGACCTCTTACTGAGGATGTTCGGCCTCCTACCGAGTCGTTCCCCCCGCCGAAGCAGAATAAGGCATTAGTTGAACAAAAAAGAAAATTAATGGCAGCTATAAGCAAGGATGCCTATAACGGGGTTGATTTATTTGAAGATACGGAGCCCATGTCTTCACGCGATGGTGGCGCCACTTCAAGTGGTCCAGATCTAGGTGACTCACGAGACGCAGGAATTGATATTAGTTCGCTCG